TATATTACCATTCAATGCATCAAGATAAATTCCGTTCTGATGTGGATTAGTTAATACAGCAACATCTTTATAATTCTTTGCTGCTGACCTTACCATACTAGGACCACCAATATCAATATTCTCAATTGCTTCTGCAAGAGTTACACCTGGTTTAGCAACTGTCTCCTTAAATGGGTATAGATTTACTGCAACAATATCAATCAATCCAATTTCATTTGCATTACGATCTATATCATGCTTAGGATTACCACGTTGAGCAAGAATACCACCGTGAATCTTTGGATGTAATGTCTTTACTCTTCCATTTAATATCTCTGGTGAACCAGTATACTCAGATACCTTCATTACAGGGATACCTTCTGCTTGAAGAACAGCATGAGTTCCACCACTTGATATAAGAGTATATCCAGCACGAACTAATCCTTCTCCAAAATCAACAATACCAGTTTTATCTGAAACACTTAATAATGCGTAGTAATTCATACATCACCCTCCTTTCTGTTTTCTGAATAGTGGACATCAAACTCTCCACCAGGATAACGTGACTTTAACTTCTCTACATTCATTTCAATAATCTCATTGAAGTCAGTATCAAGTGCCATACATGCCTGAGCAACATACCACATGATGTCTCCAAGTTCTCTCTTAAGATGAAATAAATTCTCTTCATTAACTGGTTTACCCTGAAATATCATCTTCTTTACTATCTCAGTAAACTCACCAGACTCAGCAGACATTCCTACTGCAGCAGTAAGAAGTCTTTCTACAGGAAGACCTTTAGCATAAAGATCTCTTAAACGAACTGAAAATGCTTCAGAATCTTTACTAGAAATAGATGTTACTGCATCTACAAATTCAGTGTATTTTTCAAAATCAACATTCTTAGTCATTTCTCAATCTCTGTAATAAAGTTTTCTTTTCTTTGACTGATTTCTTCTCTACAACTACTTCTTCAGTCTTAACTTCTTCTACTGGCCATGGAACATCATACTCCCAATGCTCTTCTGTCTCAAAGGTTTCTGCTGGATTACCTCTACATATTTTCTTTACTCTAACAAACACAGTATCCTTTTTAAATACTGGATGAGGAGTAACTATTCTTGCAAGTTCAACAATCTCCAGATAGGAAGTAGACTTGGGTTCCACTACAGGAACATATACTTTTTCTTTAGGCATTTTTTTCCTCCACTAGGGCACTTGATTTATTTAACTGTTCTAGTGCCGATAAAACTTCAGGAGTTTCTTCCCAACTCCACTCTTGGTTATGTTGATCGTTTTTCTTTTTTATCGTATGTGTTCTTAAAGTCATGAAAACTTAAATCCCTCAAATGATTTCTTAGGTTTCTCCTCAAGATTATACTCCTCTTCTTGGCCGCTGTCAACTATATTGTCTTGAGCACTTTGCTCACAGTCATATAATCTCATCTTGGCACGATCAATCCCCACCACAAATCTCTTAAAGATTGTAGGATCATTATATCTATTCTTTAATTGCTTGACCATTATTTGATTTAACCCTTCCAACTCTTCTGTAGAAATAAGGGCAAACATAAGGTCAGCAGTAGCAGGGAGTCCAAAAGACTCAGAGGTGTCAGTAAGGTCCACATCACTACTAGCAAAGCCGCTGCGAGTAGTTTGAGTGGCAGATACAATCGGAACGTTCGCCTCAACTGCGAGACCCCGTAATTCTTCTGCGATTGCTTTGATGTATGAGTATGAATTGACATTAGCATTTCCTCTATATCTACTAGACGCACATATATTAAGATAGTCTATGAATATTATATCTGGTTTAAATGATTTTTTCAAAGCCAATTCATTTATCAATGCTTTAAAATGTCCTGAATGAGCAGATGCAGTAGGATACTCTTTTATAATTAATGTTCCTTGTGTTTTCTGAGATAAAGAAGTTACCTTATTCTCAAAAATCTTACGAGGTAAATCTGTAATATCCTGAATGGGAACGTTTAATAAATTAGCATCAATTCTCTCAGCAATCTTTTCCTCAGACATCTCAAGCGTGATGTATAATACGTTCTTCCCTTGTAAAAGAACTGAAGATGCGACGTGACACATAAACAAAGACTTACCAACACCAGTGCCAGCAAGAGCAATGTTAAGTGTCTTATTCGGAATCCCACCCTTTGTAATCTTGTTAAAAAATTCCAGATCAAATGGGATAAGATCTTCTTTTCTGTGGTAACTATCATAACGTTCCTCATAATCATTTAAGTAATCATGACCGACATGATTGTCAAAAGATACAGCTAATGCATCTGAAAGAATACTGGGAATAGCATCTCTTCCTTTCTTCTCATCCTGACCATCAGCAAGAGCAATAGATTCCATCAGTGCCAAATATATGGCTCTGTCCCTACACCATTTTTCTGTAGAATCTATCAACCATTGATTCTCTACCACAGAATCTGTAAGGGAATTATTAATATCTCTAATACTCTTGACTTCTTCTTCAGTCAGATCTGTTCTATTCTCAGTCTCAATATTAAGTGCTTCAATCGTAATCGAAGAATTATATTTGACAATGAATTGTGTTATCTCCTCAAAGATTATCTTTTCAGATCTCTGCTCAAAATATTCTGGTTTAATAAAAGGTATTACTTTTCTAGAGTAATCTTCATTAAAGATCAGATTCCTCAGAATAGTAGTCTCAATTCGTTCCATAATGTATATAAGTGCTCAGGATATACTTCGGATCATTCGAAGGTGGTAATCCTGAATGAGGATATTCCCAAGTAGGTGGGAACACAAGTACTCTACCACACTCAGGTCTGATATTCAAGTCTTGAGATGAAAATACAGTATTACCATTATTATCATTCAGATAAAAAATAAATGCCACCACCCTTCTTGCAGTGGAATAATTTGTGACATCTACATGTTCATCAAATCTTTCATCACCATTTGTAAGATATCTCTTAATGCGAAATTCTTCCAAAGAAGATAACTCTGGAAGAAATTTTGTTTTATATTTACCATAAACCTGTTGCACATAAGGAATTAAATTCCTCACAACATTCATATGATATTGATTTAAATTTAACTGTGTAAAGCAAGGTCTATGATTATTATTAAAATATTCATGTTGCTCAACAGAATTCTCAAATAAATTTATTAGATCATCACATAATTTATTTGAGAGGATATTATCATACACCCTCACCATATGAGAACTGTGTCTTTGCGATTGCATCCAATTTCTCCATTATATCGTTAGTAAAATACTCCTCAGGATTAGCATAGATCTGTTTGGCATAAACTTTCTTACCATTCATCTCATATCTTCCTGCAGTATTTTTCCAAAGTCCTCCAATCTCTCCGAGTTCTAATAACCCGTAGTAGCGATCAAGACCTCTTTCATCATAATAGAGACGAATACTTACGTCTTTATTTTCTTTAGAGAGTCTTGACTTTGCCGTCTTAGCTTTAATAATGTTACCAATAACTTCTTTCTGATCCTTTTCCTTTTTCTTTGAAAGATAAATGATCGTAGAGGCGGCATATTTGAGACCAGAGCCGCCTCCCATTTCTTTAGTAGGGACGTAAGAGCCGATGACATCGTAGGTGTGATTTGTGACTATGAGGGGTATGTCTGCTTGACCCAACTTTAAAGTAAGCATTCGAAATGCACCTTTGACCAATTGCGATTTAGTCATGTCACGGACTTGTTTATCGTCCAATGCATCTCTTATTTCCTTTTCGGTGGAAAGCATACCTAAAGAGTCTAACACAAACATGCAAGGTTTGCGATCCTCTGTCTTAGTATTTAGATATATGTCAACTGCTTTAAGTGCCTTAGTACGAAATTCTTCAATGGTTACTACATTTACTACAACTAATCTAGTTAAATCTATACCACGAGACTCAAGTAATCCTTTATTAACAGCAGCCTCAGTATCGAAATAAAGACAGTAACCATCAGGATTAGACTCCAAAAAGTTCTTGACAACTGCGAGGGAGAAGAAAGTTTTCCCAGTACTGCTTTCACCAGCGATGGCAGTAATGCGATTGCTAGATACGCCACCATAAACGGAACCTGACACCACTGCATTAAAGATGTACGAACCTGTGTCGATGAATTGTTCTGTTTCGTCGATGTCTGCTGCGAGTTGGGTGAAGTCATCCCCGATTTCCTTGACTATTTCTTTAAGAAAGTCCATCATATACCTCTTTCAATTTTAAATAAATGTTGTGTTTGAAGTCTCTTTTGTTCCAATCATAATGCTCTTTATGAGTAGCATCAAGAACTTCAAAAAATTCTTCTTTAGTTAGATCAAGTTCAATTTTCATATTCCTCTTTCAATTTTAAATAAATTTCGTATTTCAATTCCGATAATCTCGAATTATCAAGATGTTTATGTCTACCAGTAGGGTTTCCAAAAAGTTTAAGAAGTTCATGAATATCTTCTTTACTCAAATCATGTTCCATCTTCATATTACTATTCCCTTTTCCTCACGTAAAATTTTCTTGTATGGTCCATCAGGATTAAGTTCCCTGACTTCTTTCACTTCTTTCAAAAGATGATACAATCTAGCATCTCCTCCGAGAGAAAGAGCATTTATTATTGTCGATAAATCTTTATCGTTAATAGGTAAGTCCATTTAAGAGAAAAAGGATTCTAAGTTTACAGTTTTTTCCACACTCCATCCTATCGCATCAAGGATGGCTTTAAGTGGTTCTACGAAACTCTTCTCGAATTGTAAATCATAATCGATGTATTTGTCAAGTCCAAGTTCTGTAGGAAATTCTTGAATAAAGGAAACTACGTTCTCTTGGATTATATTTGGTTTTTTCAGATAAATGAACTTGACTTTTTCTCCATTACCAATAAGTGAGTACTTATTGGTAAGATTTTTCTTCTTCACATAGTGATTAAAAAGAAGAGCACCACGTATATGTATAGGAGTTCCCTTTACATAGATGCTAGAAGATGAATTGTACTTACGAACATCTGATGCTGTTCTTGGAAAAGCAATATCTTCTGGTGGCAATGATCTAAACTTTGTACGACACTCTTCAATATACTTTTGTACATTCTCCTCAGTA